TGACCGGGTGCCCTACACCCAGTGGGCGAGGGACGGATTCCTGCGGCTGACGGACGGCAAGAGCACGGACTACGCCACGATCAAGCGTGACATCATGGAGTTCTGCGGCCGGTTTCAGCCGAAGCAGATCGCCATCGACCGATGGAATGCGACGATGCTCGCGCAGGAGCTCGTGGCTGAGGGCTTGCCGGTGCAGATGTTCGGGCAGGGATTCGCGTCGATGAGTGCCCCGGCGAAGCGTCTGGAGGCACTCACGATCGACGGCAAACTGCGGCACGCTGGGCATCCGGTGCTAGGCTGGCAAGCAGGAAACGTAGCGGTTCAGAGCGACTCGGCCGGCAACATCAAGCCATCCAAAGCGAAGAGCACGGAACGCATCGACGGCATGGTGGCTCTGGTGATGGCGATTGGCTCGCACATGGGCGAAAGCCTGACGCCGCAGGCGATGCCCGAACTTTCCTTCTGGTGAACACCGCATGGATGCGACGCTCCCCGAGATCCGCTGGCTTGAGACGCGGATGAGCCGCTGGGATGACCTTGTTGCGGCTGCTGCCGAGTCTGGCGTGCGGGTGACTCCCGAGACCGCCATGCGGACGGCGGCGTACATGGCGTGTGCTCGCGTGGTGGCCGAGACCGTCGCCTGCCTGCCGCTGCACGTCTACCGCAAGCGTGACGACTACACGTCTGAGCGAGCCAAGGATTTGGCGATCTACAACGTGCTCGCCAAGCGACCGAACCGCTACCAGACCCGCTACCAGTGGGTTGAGCAAATCTGCCTGCACATGGGGTTCTACGGCAATTCCTACCAGTACAAGTTCCGCGGCCCCGATGGGCAGGTGACCGAACTGCGACCGCTGAACCCGGCCGGCATGAAGGTCGAGGCGGACGACGAGGGCACGAAGACCTACCTGTTCACGGACCCGAAGACGGGCCGGCAGACGATCTACCGCGACGACCAGATCTGCCACATTTCGTGGATCTCGTTCGACGGCATTCACGGCGAAGTGCCGATTGAGTTGGGCCGTGATGCGATCAGCCTGGCCCGCAGCCTGGAGGGCTACGCCGCCAACTTCTACAGGAACCAAGCTCAGCCGGGTCTGATCCTCACGACCGACCAAGTGCTCAACGAGGAGCAGCGGCGAGGGCTTCGCGAGTCGTGGAACGCCCGGCACAAGGGGGCGCGGAACGCTGGCGAGACGGCGGTGCTGAGCAACGGCCTGAAGGCCGACACGATCACGGCCACGAATCAAGAGAGCCAACTGGCCGAGTTGTGGATGCAATCGCTGCTGGCGATCTGCCGCATCTGGCGGATGCCGCCGCACATGATTCAAGAGTTGGGCCGCGCGACGTGGGGCAACCTGCAGAGCGAGATGGTGTCGTTCGAGAAGTTCACGATTGCCCCGTGGCTACGGCGGATTGAGGGTGCGATTGAGCGGGACGTGCTCCCCGAGGACGGCGAGTTGTACGCGGAGTTCCTCGTGGAGGGGCTGCTGCGGAGCGACATCACGACCCGCTACCAGGCGTATGAGATCGCCATCCGCAATCGGTGGTTGACGCCGGAAGAGGTGCGGCAGAAGGAGAACCTCGGCCCGCTTCCCCCTGGTGCTGAGCCGGTGGCCGAGCCGGTGGAGGACGTGCCCGAGGAGCAAGACGAACCGAGCGAAGACGAGCCGGCCCAGGACACCCCGAGCACGGAGGCGAGCGATGGCTGACGAGATGGACGTGGCGGTGGCTACGGAGATCGAGCGGCGTGACTGGGAGTTCGCCGACGACGGTGGCGTGGCTGTCGAGACTCGGGCCGACGGCCGCACGGTCCTGTCTGGCTATGCCGTTCGCTACAACACCACCTCGGTGGACCTTGGCGGGTTCCGCGAGACGATCCTGCCGGGTGCGTTCGACAAGGTTCTCAACCGCCAGCGTGGCAAGCGGGACGTGGTGGCCCTGTTCAACCACGACGCCAACCAGCTGCTGGGCCGCACGTCGTCAGGCACGCTGGAACTGTCGAGCGACGACAAGGGGCTGCGGTACTCGGTCGTCCTGCCGAACACGGAGTTGGGCCGCACGATCGGCGAACTCACGGCCCGCGGCGACCTGCGTGGCTCGTCGTTCGCGTTCACCGTCGAGCAGAAGGGGCAGTCGTGGGCACCGGGCGAGGACGGCATGCCGCGTCGCTCGATCCGCGAGGTGTCTGGTCTGTTCGACGTTTCGGTCGTGACACACCCTGCATACTCGTCATCGTCTGCGGCTGTTGCCCGTCGCAGTATGGAGGCGTGGATGGCGGAGCAGGAAGAGACTCCGGTTCCGGTCGAGCCGGTGAGCGACGGCAAGGCACTGACGAATCTGGCGGTGCGGATGGCGGCTCGCCTGCGGGCTGCCAAGCTCAGGAGCCATCTGCGTGGCTAGACCAGGCGACGTGTGTCCGCAGTGCAAGCGTGGCCGCATTCGCACACGTACCAGCAAGGCGGCAGGCGATCAGCAGGTTCGCTACGTCGAGTGCCAATGCTGCGACTTCAGCACGAAGGTGGTCGTGCCGAGCGAGTACATCTACAGACGTTCGTTGTACGTACAACCGAAACGCTAGGTCATCGCCCTTTGCTCCCGTAGTGTGAACGACAGACAAGGACTGTCACCGTTCACCAACTACGGAGCGCCACGGATGGCCACTCAACTCTCGAAGCTTCAGGACCGCGCCGCCGCTGTGGCTGCGATGCTCGCCGACCTTTCGGCCGTCGAGGACCGTTCCGCCGAGCAGGCCGCCGAGATGGAGAAGCTCGCCGTCGAAGGTGAGCGTCTCGAGGCCGAGCTCGCCCGCGAGCACTCCATCGCCGAGCGGATCACGTCGCTCCGCGGCAAGGTGGCTGCGACTGCGAAGCCGGTCGAGGTTGCGGCTGTTGAGCCTGCGGCCCGTCCGTCCCGCGACAGCGGCAAGGCCACGATGTTCCGGTCGTCTTCGGACGCCGAAGCCTGCGGCCGCTGGATTCGTGGCTACGTCCTGAACCGCGCCGAGGATCGGGCGTGGTACGAGAAGCACGTCGAGGCCCGCGCCCTGTCGCCCAACGACAACGCCAAGGGCGGCGTGTTCATTCCCGACACCTTCGCTTCGACGGTCATCCGGCTCGTCGAGTCCTACGGTGCGTTCCCCGCCCAGGCCAACAACCTGCAGATGGCGAGCGACACGCTCTACATCCCGCGTCGGACCGCCGGCAACACCGCGTATCACACCGGTGCCAACAGCGAGACGACCGTGACGGACATGGCGACCGACAACGTCCTGCTCTCCAGCAAGGAAGTCAGGGTCGGCACCCGCGTTCCGAACCAGCTGATCGACGACTCGGCCATCGACCTGGCCGGGCTGGTTGCTCAGGAGTTCGCCCTGGCGATCGCCCTGCGGATCGACGAGGACGGTTTCATCGGGACCGGGGCTTCCACCTACGGCGGCATCCGCGGCATCCAGTGGAAGTTCGAGAACGAGACGCTCACCGCTGGCATCAACGACTCCAGCCAGACGGCGGTCACTGCCCTGAGTATCGACGACTTTGCGGCGACCATCGCGAAGCTGCCGACCTACGCTTCGCAGAGCCCGACCTGCGGCTGGTACTGCACCCCGCAGATGCACGCCCTGGCGATGCAGTCGCTGGCCCTCGGCGGCAACGGTGCCATGGCCAACGAGATCGTGGACGGCGTCCGTCGGCCGCAGTTCATGGGCTGGCCGGTGTTCTTCAACAACGTCATGCGGAAGACCGCCGCCGCTACCCAGTGCGTGGCTCTCTTCGGCGATTTGAAGCGGTCGAGCCACTTCGCCCTCCGTCGGCAGGTTGCCGTGCGGGCGAGCACCGACCGGTACATCGAGTTCGACCAGACGTACTTCCAGGCCACCGTGTCCTACGACGCGGTGACCTCGGACGTTGGCGACGCCAGCAACGCCGGTCCGGTCGTGGCCCTCATCCTCTGACCCAAGCACCACAAGGAACCCTGAACCGTGAACCATCTCGCCAACTCTCGTTCCGTGGTCGCCCTGACGGACGCTACGGGTCTCGCTTCGGCCAGCACGCTGACCGTGGCGGTCGATTGCCTCGGCTACGACTCGCTGTCGGTGGACGTGGGCTACCGCTCGATCGCCAACACGGCGGCTCCGAGCGTGGTCTCGCTGAAGCACAGCGACACGGACGGCAGCTACGGCACGATCGCCAGCCTGATCCAGAACACGGATTACACGCTGGCTGGCGTCGGCAACACGGCAACGGTCAACGTCAGCCGGTTCGAGGTCAGCACGAAGAGCCTCAAGCGTTACGTGCAGGTCTCGGTCACGCCGAACGCGAACGCGACGAGCAACGCGAGCAACAACACGGTGGTGGTGGCGGCCCGTCTGGGTCGCGGCGAGTCGGGCGTCGATTCGGCGTCGGACGCGAACGTCACCAACCGCGTGGTCCTTGGTTAAGTAGTTCGACAACTCGAAGGAGGTTGCCGTGGGCGCGGCTGCTTCACCCATCGCCGGCATAAAGCCGGCTGTGCTGAATACTGGCTCGGGGCCGGTTCGCGTGCATTGCGCGATGTCGGTTCCGAGGCTGGGCTGGCAGGACCACATGTTCTGCTGGCCTAGAGGGCTCATCCCCTACGGCGTCGCACCCGTGCGGTTGGAAGGGGCTTTCTGGGGCCAGTGCCTCGAGCGTGTCATGACTGACATGGTCGAGAACGACCCCGAGCCTGACGGTCCTCCGCTCTGGATCCTGACGCTCGACTACGATTCCATTTTCCAGCCCGATGCACTACCTCGTCTACTGACCTACGCCTCGGCGTCGGACTACGACGTGGTGGCTGCGGTGCAGATGAAGCGGCGGCACGATGAGCCGCTGTTCACGATGATGAGCGACGACGGCACGCGGGCCGGGAGCATCGGCCGCGACCAGCTGATCTATCACAACATCATGCCGGTGAACACGGCTCACTTCGGGTTCACGCTCCTGCGGGCGTCGGCCCTGAAGAAGCTGCAGCACCCGTGGTTCTTCGGCAGGCCAAACGCCGATGGCCGGTGGGACGACGGCCGCATCGACGACGACATCCACTTCTGGATCGAGGCTCAGAAGGCCGGGCTGAAACTTGGCATCTGCCCTCGGGTTGCTCTCGGGCACGCCGAAGTCTGGTTCAAGTGGCCTGACCAGAACATGCAGCCGTTGCTCCAACATCCTGGGGATTTCTGGGATCGAGGCGGGCAACCTCCTGACAAGGTGTGGCAATGAGCAGCACGCTATACCCGACGGTCTCGGTGCGGATCACTCGACCGGTCCGCACGTACAAGACGGGTCAGGTCGTGGGCGTGACTGGCGGCCTGGCGGACATGCTGGTGCGTTCTGGCTACGCCGTGCGGAACGAGCAGCCGCAGATCCGGTTCGCCGTGGCTGACGAGCCTCAGGAGGTCGAGCGAGCCGAGGCACCCTATGCCAAGGCTGGGAGGCGACGCCGTGCGGGCAAGTAGCAACTACCGGTCGCTCATCGTCGCGACGGCCAGCGGGGTAGGCGATCGGCCTGTGTCGGTGGCGGACGCCAAGGAGCATCTGCGGATCGTCGATATGACGACCGACGATGACTACATCGGCGTGCTGATCGACACGGCGACCGCGTGGTGCGAGGACTACTGCGACCGCACCTTCGCCGATAAGCAATACACCGTGGCGTTCGACGACTTCGTGGACTTGCGGATTGGGCTTCCGCGCCCGCCCGTCCGCTTGAACGCGACGGCCGCGAGCGCCACGGTGACTATTTCCTACGTGGACCAGGGGGGCACCACGCAGACACTGACGTGGGCGCAGTCCGGAACGCAGCAGTTCCGCCTGGACCGCGACCACGTACCTTCGCTCGTTTACCCGAAGTATCTGGAGAACTGGCCGAGCGTGCGGCTGGACGACAAGGCCGTTCAGGTGACATACCTCGCCGGCTACGGCGGGGCAGCGAACGTGCCGACTCCGGCGAAGCACGCCATCAAGATGTTGGTCGGTCACTGGTACGCGAACCGGGAG